GTGCGCGGCACTTGAAAGACCTGAAGGAAGGCAAGAAGCGCGGGCTTGTCTGGAATGTTGAGGAATCCAACAAGGCCCAGCGCTTTTACAGCAACGTCCTGAAACTCAACGGCGGCGACTTTGAGGGAAAGCCCTTTGAGTTGCTTCCCTGGCAGCAGTTTGTTATCGGTTCGCTGTTTGGCTGGCAAGGTGCTGACGGATACAGGCGCTTTCGTGTGGCCTACGTGGAAACCGCGAAGGGTTCCGGTAAGTCTCCTTTGGCCGCTGGTGTTGGCATGAAGGGCTTAGTGGCAGACAACGAGCCACGCGCAGAAATCTACAGCGCCGCGACGAAAAAGGATCAGGCAATGATCCTGTTTCGAGATGCCGTTGCAATGGTTGACCAGTCGCCAGAGCTTGGTAAACGCCTGACAAAGAGCGGAACTGGTGAACGGTGCTGGAACTTGGCATATTCGGCACAGGGCGCGTTCTTTCGCCCTATCAGTAGCGACGATGGGCAGTCGGGTCCAAGGCCGCACATTGGGCTGATTGACGAACTGCACGAGCACAAGACAAACACCGTAGTCGAAATGATGCGGGCCGGTACGAAGTCGCGCAGGCAGGCCATGATTTTCATGATCACGAATGCCGGGCACAACCGCATGGGGCCATGCTGGGGTTATCACGAATATGGCGCGAAGGTTGCCGCCGGGGAAGTGGTAGACGATGCTTTTTTCCCTTACGTTTGTGCGTTAGATGAAAACGACGACCCGTTTGCTGATGAGAGTTGCTGGCTAAAGGCCAACCCTTCATTGCAGGATGCCGACTTACCCGGAATGAAGTACATCCGGGAGCAGGTTGTAGAGGCTAAGGGAATGCCAAGCAAAGAGGCGATTGTCCGCAGGCTCAACTTCTGCCAGTGGACGGACGCCGAAAGCCCTTGGATCAGTGGCGAAGTATGGCGCGGTGCGCAGCGTGATTTTGATTGGCAAGACTTGCGCGGGCGCCGGGCGGTAGCGGGGTTGGACTTGTCCAGCACAACCGATTTGACCGGCATGGTGTTTCTGGTGGAGCCGGTAGAGGCTGGCGAACCTTGGCTTCTGGTGCCGTTTGCCTACCTGCCAGACGTAGATCTACAGCGCAAGGCCGATACAGACCGCGTTCCTTTCGTGCAGTGGAAAGCCGAAGGCTACCTAGACACAACACCAGGCAGGGCAATCAGCAAGCGGATCATCCTGCAAAAGCTGTCCGCCATGTGCGACTTTTTCGAGATCATTGCAGTAGGTTACGACCGCTGGCGCATGGCCGACTTGATCAGCATGGCGAATGATGATGGCATCACATTGCCAGAAATGAAGGAAGTTGGCCAGGGTTACAAAGACTTTAGCCCGGCCATTGAAGCCTTTGAGCGCATGTTGCTGAATGGCGAGATTGCACACGCAGGCCACAAGGTTTTGGACTGGTGCATGAGTAATGCAGTGATCGAGCAGGATGGCGCGGAAAACCGCAAGCTATCGAAAGAAAAAGCAACAGGCCGGATTGACTTGGCTGTAGCTGCCGTGATGGCGGCAGGGCTAGTGAATGCTTCGGCTGAATCAAACAATATTGAACAAGGCTTCATAGAACTTTAATGAGCATCATCACCCGCATTGCCGACGCCTTTGGTTTTGGCAAGGCGCAGCCACGTCCACAAAACGTCACCTACAGCCAGGACGTAATGGACGCTTTTGGTGTCAGCACTGCTGCGGGTCAGACGGTTAATTCAGTCACTGCAATGCGTGTCGCAGCGGTGTTTGCCTGTGTTGAAAAGATTGCTGGTGCCATTGGTACGTTGCCAATGCACATCTACAAGTTTGAAGGCGAGACACCTGTACGCCAGCCCCGTGATGACCTGTGGTTCAAGCTCAATGAGCGGCCAACCGACCACATCACAGCATCTGCCCATTGGGAGAACGTCAACGCACAGCGCTTGCTGCGCGGCGACAGCTTCACATGGATTCGCTATGGGCTGAATGGCACGGTGCGCGAACTGTTGCCACTCCCTTGGGAGTGCGTAACCCCGCAAATCGTGGGTGGCGTGGTCAAGTATTACGTGAACATCCCAGAGTTTGGCATTCGCACAACCGTTGACCCGGCTGACATGCTCCACTTCAAGAGCATCGGGTTTGACTACCGCACGATGCGAAGCCCCAGCACTATTCAGTCAGGAGCCCGCGTGGCAGTGGGCAACGCTCTGGCAATGGATAGCTACAGCGGTAAGTTCTTTGAAGGTGGCGCACACCCAAGCATCATCCTGACCGCAGCGGGGAAAATGAACCCCGAGCAGGTAGCCAACCTACAGGCTGCTTTCGTCAAGAAGTATTCCGGGTCCGAGAACTTCCACAAGACGCCACTGGTCTTGACCGAAGGCATTGACGCCAGGCCCATCAGTTTGAATGCAGATGATGCTCAGTTGCTGGAGGCCCGCAAGTTTCAGGTGATCGACATTGCACGCGCCTTTGGTGTGCCACCGCACATGATTGGTGAAACCAGCGCCAGCACAAGCTGGGGCAGTGGTATCGAATCCATGTCTCGCGGGTTCGTGACTTACACACTCAAGCGCCACCTCAAGTACCTTGAAGACGAACTGAATAGCAAGTTGTTTCCCAAGAACACCGGCAAGTTTGTCAAGTTCGACCTGACCGAGTTGATTGAAGGCGACAGCAAGGCTCAAGCAGATTACAACCGTGCAGCGCTTGGCGGCCCAGGCACCGGCATGGGCTGGCAGACGGTTAACGAAATCCGCGCCCAGCGTGGGCTTGCTCCATTGGGCGGTAAGGCGGCAGAACTGTTCGATCCCAACGCGATGGCCGAAGCGCAAATGGCAAGTGCCGAAGCGAACAAGCCCGACCCAGCGAAAGAACAAGATAAAGCGGCGAAGAATCTGGATGCCATGCGTCAGATCGCCAACGAAGCGCAGAAGCCAACGATAGTCAACGTGGCGGCACCCATCGTCAACGTGACAGTACCCGAGCAGACAGCCCCCGTGGTTAACGTCACCAACGAAGTGCCAGCACAAGAGGCCCCGGTGGTGAACGTGACGAACAACTTGGCTGAAACCACTGTCAACGTGGAAGCCATCATGCCAGAGCAAGCGGCACCCGTGGTCAACGTGGCAGCACCTGTGGTGAACGTGGCCGCGCCCACCGTTCAGAGCTACAACAACAACATCGTCAACACGCCCGACAACGTGAAGATGGAAATTACCGCCATGCCTGACCGCGTGACCACCTCCAATGTATCCCGTGATAAGGATGGGAACATTACCAAAGCGGTGAACAGCGAGAAGGACGCCTAATGCCAATCACACTCAACTCGACCCTGCGCAATGCGCGATCCACAGCCATCGTCACCGAAGCCGGTGCCACCGCGAAGCTCACTGTTTACACCGCAGCTTATGGGGCCGTGCTTTACACCAGTACCTGCGCGGCTACCTTGGGCACCGTGTCCGGTGGCGTCTTGACGCTCAATACCGTGGGCAGCGCAACCGCCATTGGCGCTGGCACTGCGGCCATCGCAAGATTATTTAAAACTGACGGCACCACGATGGTTGTCGAAGGACTGACCGTTGGTACATCTGGCACAAATATTGTCATCACCAACACAACCATTGCGGTCAACGATGTTGTGACCACAGGCGCAAGCACGATAACAGAAGGCAATCCGTAATCGTGGCGCAGGGCAAAGGCACCTTCACTGTTGACTTTGGCTCTGGTAAGACGGATGTGTCTTTTGCTGTGCCCGTGCCAGCAATAACTACCGAATCCATTGAGGCGTGGATAGTCCCTGCCGTTACAGCCTCTAACACCGTAGATAACCATTGGGTTGAAAACCTTGTGGTAATAGCTGGCAAGGCTAATAGCGGTGTCGGCTTCACTGCCTACGTCAAATGCACGCTGGGTGTCGCGTGTGGCATCTACAACTTTGAATACGTTTACGCTTAAAAGCAAAATCTATGTCCATCAAAATCATCGGCAAAGACGGTAGTGCTGACGCCACTGTCACCAACGGCGTACCAGTATTTACCGGCGATGCCACAGCTTCCCCTGCGGGTGTTGGCGGTGTGCGGATGTTCTCGGAGAACGATGCCGCATCCAACTATTTGAAGTCACCAGAAACCTCGCTCGACTAC